GTTTTGCATTTTTCCAGTACGATTCTTTATTTCGTCGTAAGCGCTTTGAATACAATGCTCTATATCGTATCCTCCCAATTTGGCCAAATTTGTTAGTACCACTACGCAATCTCCTATCGCGTCCACGAACTCCTCTTCATCGTTTTTTAGCACTGATTGGGACAGCTCACCTAATTCTTCTACTAACTTAATTAGTTGCGTTTTCTTGTCGCCCTTATCGTAAATTCCACGCTCTTGGGCCCAATTTCTAATTTTTTCAAATATTTCAATTTTTTGATACTCCATTTGATCTTCTTTTATGTTTATTTGATATTTTTCTTTCAATTTTGAGCTAGATAAAAATTCTACTTTTCCCAATGTATGTTGATACGCGTCTTCCCACGCCATCAAGTACATGTCTTCGAAACCTGTTTTTATTACGTGCACTACTTCTGGCTCTTCACCCAACTGATACGTAGTCATAAGTACGGGCTTTTTAGTTTTATGAAACGCGTAATAATTTTTTAATTCTTGTAGATACTCGCTATTTGTTTCCGCTTGAGTCAGTTCCGTTTTTTCCATTTGTTTGTTTTTTGTTTAGGTAATTGTCCAAAGACGCCATGTAACTTATAGCATCTAAATAATTGTCGTGCTTGTAATTCCAGGAAGCTCTGGACAGCTTAAGAGCTATTAATACGTTATATACATCGAAGGCAGTTAACTCCTTCCTGGTGAGCTCGGATGCTATCCTGGCTGTCTGTTCCATGCCTTCTTCAAAGGGACCATACATCCTTTCAGTCTCTTCGTTACGAGTAAACACAATCTCGTGTGCCCTTTCTAAAATGCTTTTTTCTTTAATCATAACTGTTAATTTACTAAATTATAACCTTATTAAAAAATCAATCTTTGTAGTGTTTTTCAAAATCTGTGAAGTCTCCCCACTCCCTACTAGAATTTATGTCTTTAGCTTTAATAGTTGGCTTCGGCATATTGGGTGCCACGTTCCAAAACCAGTCTCCTTGTTTACCGTACTTTTTAAGCATTTCCCAACCCTTAGCATCGTAAGTCGATATACAATCGAACGGTGTATTAACCCTAGCGGGTTTCAAAAACGGTCTGTCGTAAGAATAAAATTTTGCACGACCCAATTCGCCTTGCTGAACGTTTCTTGCGACAGCGACAGCATTAAACTCAGCGTTTGGTATAGCTATCTGTAAAGTTCTCGATAATACTCCTGTGGAAAACACAGTCCACATCGTATCTATACCTAAGTTTTTAAAGGTCTCGTAAAATATTCTAACACCACCAGCAACAACCGATTCGTGCTTCAGTCCAAACGGAAGATACTTTGCTCCTACCCTTTCAGCGAATTGTTTTGCCCAAATGTTAGCTGTTGGCATCGCAGGTATTTTTACGAATAGAGGAATTCCTCCGTTTTCTATAGCAGATAGTTGATGCTCAGAGGCATCCTTAGACGCTGGTATTACCAAATACAATTTTTTATTGTACTTCTTTGCAAGATAACATAAAGAGTATGGAGCGTAACCGGTTCTCGGAGCAACGTAAACCATAGAGTCTTCTTTAATTTGACTTATCATAAAGTCTGCCATTTTGGCTTTGGTACCAAACTGAAAGTCTCCGTCATCAACTACGTTAAATCCATCTATTTGTTTAATTGAAAATGTAAAGTTAAACTTATAATCTTTGGTCATTTCTAGGTAATAATTCAAGTCTTTACCTTCTGATAGATCCAAATTCGATTGATCTGTTGCTTTATTTAGAAACATTTAGTATTTCGTTTAAGTGTGGATAATTTTTTGGACGTAGATGAACAGAACTTTTTTGCTCAAGTATATCTAACATTTTAGTTCCGTCTTCGTCTATCCATTCCTCGGGCCATTGAATAGTTTTAAGTCCCGATTCATTCATAATCTTGTTTGCGACTTCTCTAATTTCCATTCTCTCTCCCCTTGTTCCAAAAAATGGTTGCTTTTTATAAAGTCCAGTGCCGGGAATCTTTCTCGATTCGTGCTCTACAGGAAGTAAATTCACTAAAGTAGCGTTTTTAAATTGTTTTGCAAACTCTACGTATCGTGTAAATAGATCTATCGTCGCTTGTTTAGGATTATCTTGTCTCATCAGATGAAAACGTAAATCTATATTGCCAAAATACAAAATAACTTCATCGTATATTTCGTTCAATACGGGTTGCCAAGGAGAATTAGCAGTAATCGCTTCAGGCGTATTTCTTTTTAGAAATCCATGTAAAGTTCTACCAGCAGTAAAATCTAAAGAATACCCAGGTTTCCACACAGATAAAGCATGAGAATCACCTATAACCGCCTTCCTGCTTTGTAAGGCATGAGCTAATAGTGTGTTATACCATCTAATATATTTTGCTTCTGGAAAAGTGGCATCTATTTTTAATCTTTTATTAAATTGATTAAAATCAAAAACACGATTGGAATATCTTAATTCTCCTTTGAAATCGGCTATAGCTCTCATCTTTTCGTAGTGTATCTCTTGAGGTCCGCCGGGAATATTGAATGATCCCTCTACAAAATTTACTCCTTCGCAAATGTACAATATATCGAAATACTTCCAGTCTTTTGGACTAGGATTTACTACGACATCGTCAGTTGGGTGATTGTCTCTTAACATTCTTGTTTGTATGATTCCGTAACCACCTCCTTGAGAATTTAAAGTAGTTCCTACGTTTGCTAACATACTAATTAATCCTATTTTCATATTATACGTTTAATTTTTATTAAATACTTCCGGAAATGCTATTTTAACCTTATTATACGTGTCAAACATTTTTTCAGATTCCCAATCTATAGCATTCATGTGCTTATTTATTTCATTGTCATGTAAACCACGCATACGTTCATAGGCCACGTCCGTACCACAACCGAAACCTAATGAAAATATTTGTAAATCTCTGTCCATATTATACGTTTAATATTAAAATTACTTAATCTTTTTGTATTTCAAAAATTTAAAAAGTAAGTAACATAAAAAAGCCCTCTTAATTGAGGGCTTTGATTTTATCCTTTAAGCAAGGTCTTTTTAATATCACCGTAAGTCATCGACGTTGTATTTGCCGTAGTCGTAGTAACATAATTTAAATTCGCTGTACCTGTAATAGCTGCGGGGCCAGGGCTGCGATATATGAAGTCTGGACTTATAGTGGAATTGTATTCTCCAGTACCACTCATGAAATTCAAACCGCTAACTGAGGTGTTTGATACTAAAAAGGGCGTAAGACCACCTCCACTTGATCGAGCTCGTCTAAATATTGCTCTGGAATTTCCCGGCTGGCTAACACGAAAGCTGAATCTTTACTTTGCGATAAAATGGTTTTTGGTTCTACTAACAATTTTGATTTTTTTCCCGCCTCGTGTTGTTCTTTTGTGGGGTGCCAAATCACAGCATACTGAAATAACTGTTGTTTCATGGTTTTTGTTTTTTGTTATTAATACATTCCCATCATTGGGTCTTGTTGTTTTTCTTCTTTGTCTTTCTTTTCGAAAACTACGCTTTCTGTAGTCAATACTGTGCCTGCAACAGATACCGCGTTCTTTAGAGCAGTTATTACCACTTTAGCTGGATCTATTATTCCTGATTCGAAAGCGTCTACGATTTCGTGATTTTTTGCATCGTACACTTGACCGCTTGCTGGTACTCGATCCCACCAATTTTCAACTCCTGAGTTGGACAATATTTTTTTGAACGGAGCTTCCAAAGCTTTTTTAACTATGGATTGGGCTATAGAACGATTAGGATCTGTCGTATCTTCCAATTCTCTCGCTGCGTTTAGTAAAGTCGTTCCTCCTCCAGGTACGATACCATCCGAAAGCGCGGCTTTAGTTGCGAACAGCGCGTCTTCTACTCTGTCTTTCTTTTCTTTAATTTCTATCTCTGAGTTTCCTCCGACACTTATTATTGCAACCCCACCTACAAGTTTACCTAACCTTTCTTGTAACTTTTCTTTTTCGTAGAAAGAGCTAGCTTTATCAATTTGAGTTTTGATTTCTTCTATCCTCATTTCGATCGATTCTTCAGATCCCTTTCCGTCAACTATTGTCGTTTCTTCTTTGGATACTGTGACCATTCTAGCTCTACCCAAATATTTAGAAATTTCGGATCTTGAAATCTTATCAAGCTTGTGTCCCTTGTCTTTAGACATTACTACACCTCCGGTGATAACTGCCATATCTTCTAACAAAAGAGTTTTTCTATCTCCAAAATCTGGAGCTTTTACAGCACAAACTTGAACTATGCCGCGCATCTTGTTAACGATAAGCGTAGCAATTGCTTCGTCTCCAAAATCTTCTGCGATTACAAGTAGAGGTTTATTCTCTGCGTTAACTTTTGTCAACACTTCCACCATCTCTTGAGCAGTGGATATTCTACCGTCGTAGAATAAGATATAAGGATCTTCCAACGCTGCTTGCATAGTCGTATTGTTTGTAACGAAGTACGGAGATTTATAGCCTCTGTCGAATTGCACGCCTTCCACTATTTCCAAACTTGTTTCTCCCGTTTTCGATTCTTCGATAGTTACTACGCCCTCTCTACCAACTTTTTCTAAAGCAGAAGATATTAATTCTCCAACTTCGGAATCGTTGTTACCAGATATTGTGGCGACTTGTCTAATTTGATCTTGCGTAGAAATATCTATAGCGTTGCGCTTGATTATTTCAAGAACTAACGCTGAGACATTATTTATTTCGTTTTTTATGGCGACAGCGTTAGTGCCTTGACGAATGTGTTTTAATCCCTCTTTAATCATTTCGGTAGCTAACAGCGTAGAAGTCGTAGTTCCGTCTCCTGCTTCGTTTGCAGATTTTATAGAAACTTGCTTCACTAAAGTTGCTCCAATAGTTTCAATTGGATCTTCCAATTCTCCGAAGCTTTTGGCTACAGTTACTCCGTCTTTAGTAGCTTTTATTTCTCCACTCTGTTCTTTTATTATTACCGTTCTACCGCCAGGTCCCAACGTAGAAGATACAGCAGTATTTAGCTTATCTATACCTAATGATAATTTTTCTTTAAGCTCTTGTCCAATTACAAATTGTGTTTTACTCATGCTATTATTATTCTTTTATTATTGTTCCTAAAATTTCTGATTCTTTGGTCATAAAATAATCTTCTCCATCTATCACTATGCGTTGAGATCCTAATTTGGGAATCAACGCTACATCTCCGATGTCAAACGTAGAATCTATGTAAGTTCCAGTGTGATAGTTGTATTGTTCAGATATCGCAACAACTTCACCCATCTCAGGACGCTCTTGACCGAGGTTTGGTATAATGATGTTTCCATAAGCCTCTTCTGTGAGCTCTATTGGCTTTAACACAACGTAACCGTTTTTCGGTATGATTTTTGATTTTTGTTTCATGATTTTTATTTAATTGTTTCGGTTTCTTGTTCCTGCGGTTGTTCAGAAATTTCCAGTTTAGTTACCTCTTCGTCTGGTATTATTTCTAGGTCTTGAACCATCTCGCAAAAGTAAAGGTAGCCGTCCCTTCTGAAAACGTGTTCAGAGTAGTATACCTCTTTTGCTGCGTCTACATTCTTAACGTGTTCTTCTCTAACTATCCTTTTTACTCGATAGAGTTGATCGTTAACATTTATAAATTGATTGATTAAAGACATAACTTGAATTCGGTAGGTCCCTTAAATATAACTAAGCTTTTACTTCTGGTAAAGTTCTTGTTTGTGGTTTGAAAGTTAATTTTTTACTCTCTTTGTTTTCTTTAGTGGGTATTGAAATTACCAAAAGACCCTTATCCATGTCTGCAGAAAGCTTAGTCAAGTCGTACTTGGCAGAAACTTTCCAGCTCAAATCAAAAGCCCTTTTTGCTATTCCTCTATAGAGGTACTTCTTTGTGTCTGCTTCTTTTCTTTCTGGTAAGTATTTGATTCTTAGGATATCATTATCGACTTCTATATCGATGTTTTTGGATTCGATACCCACTACGGCAATTTCGAAATTAATGCCTGTGCTTGTTTCGTAAATGTCAACTGGGTAGTTGATTTTTTCTGTTAATAAATTGAAATTGTTTGTGTGATCAAGCATGTTCTTCCATAATAAATCGAACATGTTGTCAAATTCTTCAATGCTTAGAGCGTTGCTCATAATTCACCTCCTGTGTGTTTTAAATTGTTTTGTTAATCGAAATTTAACTAATTCGCAACTTGGACCTACCGTATCCAAATCTACTATAAATATAGCGAATATACGAATTGAATAAAAATTTTACTTTTTGGTGCTATTTTTATCTTCGTCTTCAGTTTGAGCACTCTTTGATTTCCACTCTGATTTTGAAACGTACTTCCAAGTGTTTCCCACCATATTCATAGCTGTTTTATCTTCTACTCTAATTACGTTTCCAGTTTTTTTGTTTTTTACGCACTTCATATTTTATGTATTTTTTATTGTTAAAATTAAGCGTGGCCGTCTCTCCAATTGTGAGATATTACGGGCTCTGCGTGTAATGGAACATTTAATTTAGTGGTATTTTCCATGCAGTATTGCACTATTTCAGCAGCTTCTTTTGAATGAGACTCTTCCACTTCTACGATTAATTGGTCGTGTATTTGAGCGCAGACCCAACCAACTATTCCTTTTTTTGCAAATTCTCTATTTATTGCAATTGCAGCTCTATTAACTATCGAAGCCGCTAGAGATTGAATCTGAAAATTCATGCTATTATTAAGACCGTTCTTATAATCTCTTTTTATATTGGTAACTTTATTTTCTCCGTATATTCTCTCTAACATCTTTCTTGCTTCCCAATCTAACATAGCGTCACCTATAGTTTCGTAAATCTTCTTAACTTTGGGTAAGTGTCTAATTCTACCAACTTGAGTTTTTATGAAACCGTGCTCTTTTACTTGAATGTTAGATCTTTCCATCCACTTTTTTAACTCTGGAAATCCATCTAAATAACCATCAACTAGTTTTTTCGCTTCTTTGGTGGGTATTTCAAGATTTTTACCCAGAGCGTACGCGCCCATGCCATAAGGTATACCCAAAGCATAAGCTTTCGCTTTACTTCTAACTTTAGGCAAATGCTTTCTTAAGTAATTGTCTGCTTTTTTGTCTGGAGAATAGTCTTTGTATCCTTCTGTTTTTATAGCGATCGTGGAATAGAAATCGTAATCTTTTTTAAAAATTTCCATCAAGCCCTCGTCTCCGGATACGTGAGCAAACACACTCGGTTCAAGAGAAGTGTAATCGTCGTCTATAAAAACATTACTTTCTTCAGGCACAAAAAACGCCCTTACCATGTTGTTGTAGTGAATTACGACTGGATTATCGTCGCCTTCGTCTTTTGGTCTTGGTAGCTGCTGTGCGTCCGAACCGTATCTGCCGGATATTGTTCCGTGTTGCTTGTAAGAAAAGTAATATTTACCGTCTTCCGAAGATTCAAGGAATCTATCAATGTAAGTAGAAGATATTTTAACCAATCGATTGTAAACTCGCAAGTCTTTTGCCCACTGCTCTTTATCTGCTATAGATTGTATAAAATCATCGTCGAATTGATCTGCACCTTTTTTAGTTTTAGAGAGAGGCTTGAATCCCATTACTCCAAAAACTATTTTTCCCATTTGAAGTTTGGATTGGATGTTTATATACCCATCGTTTGCGTCCTTCCACATCTTCATAGAAACTTTTTCTAGGTTACTCTTTATAGAATCATCTATTTCTCCAGTAACCAAAAACTTCTTGTACGAAGAATCGGGCATTACATAAATAGTTCTCTTTACTATGTTGTATTTTTCTTTTTCGCTATCGTACTCTATGGGTAAATCGTACATTTTAGCTAGCTCTTGAGCAAACTGTCCTTTATTCGTTGGAGGATACGCTGTTATTGCTTCGTTTACTACCCAAGCTCTTACTCCTTCATGAGATAGTATGTTAGTCAATACCCTGGTCTTGTACTCAGCTAGAGTGTTGACAATGTCTTTTTTTGCTTGACAAATCAAATCCATATCCAGTTTTACACCCTTTTCTTCCATTTTTATGGTTACTTCTTTACAAAGGGGCATGACTTCGTCGACAAAAAAGAAATTAGATAGTTCTTCTTGATGTAATATCTTCAAATAATAGTCACAAATTCTCAAAGTCAAATCAGTATCAGCTGCGGCGTATTTAGCCAAAACGTTTAAGTCAGCTTTATATATTTCAAAGTTAGAAGAAGTTACAGAACCTCCGTTTGCTTTTATCGAAGCTTTAAGCTCTAACTGCTCTTCGTTAGCCGCCTTTTCTACGTCCAAACCTATTTCTTGTTGTATAGCTTTAGCTATCTCTTTTAGCGCAAATTTTCCATTAATTCCGTCTTCCTTTACGGTGTGAACTAAAAGGATAGTATCTATGTAAAGAGCTTGAGTCAAATCTACTCCGTAACAATGCTTTACGAATCTACAGTCGAAAGAAGAATTGTGCATGATTAGTTTCTTTTTACTAATCACATCACGTATAAACATTGTTGCTATTTTTTCTGTTTCTACTAAAGTTCCATCGCAGTCTATAAAGTATTTTTCTAATTGATCAGATTCTTTATTGTACACATAAGTTGGTAAATAGTAACCGTTTCCAATTTCTGTGCTTATAGAAAATCCAACTATTTTACCCTGTCTGGGATTTAGAGAATTGGTTTCAGTATCAAAAGATAAGATGTCCGCTGCTTTAGCAGCTTGTGTCATACCTAAGAGTTTATCGTAGGTATCTACTAGTACATAACTTTTTTCATTCATAATCAAATATAACTTATTGCTTGCTAATACAAAAAATTAAATATTAAGTGAGTCAGAATCTTTGTACGGAAAGATTTCGTTAAGCTTATCTCTTCGTCTTTTACACCCACAATCTTTTTTACCAAACATTTTTGCTACAAACTCGGCTAATTTATCGAGTCCAAAAAAATGTGTAAATTTTTCAATAGTGTCGCCTAAGCCTCTAGATTTCATTAATTATCTAGTAGAGTTGTTAGAAAATAAGCTATCGTTAGAATCTACTGGTAAAGTTGTTACTTTAATAGGCGGTACTGGAGCGAATTGACTCGTTATCTGTTTTTGTTTAGTTTCCACCGTAGATTCTGGCGCCGCCAACGAACTTTTTATTGTATCTAAACTAACTTTTGATTTTACGCTCTCTTGAGGATCTAGATCGCTAGTTTTTGTATCCAAACTTTCTCCCCTTGCTTGATTGGGTTTTGGACCCAAAGATGTATTGTTATCGGATATAGATGAGTCTTTTATTCCGGACGTATCTTTTGGACCGAGTATACTATTTAATTCTAAAATAGACATGATTTTTGTATAAATATCACTTAATAGTAGTATTGTTTTCGCTATTTTCTTGAGTCGTAGCGTTTCTATAAGCTAGCTGTAGTATTATGCGAGCTACTTGTCCGTAAAGTATATCTATGTCTTTCTTTACTTTATAGATCAATCTAAGCTGATAAACTTGTAATATCGTTAGCAGTACTCCCACTGCTCCGAATATAACCTCTTGTGTTAACGTAATTGTCATTGTAACTTGTTTTTTAATATTAAGAATCCCACCTAACTACAAATACGATATCTGTGTTTCTTGGTATGGGTATTGGGTTTGCAAATTTTCCAACCACAATCAATTCGTTTTTTTGATTGTACAAACCTATCGTAGTTGCGTAAGGTCTAAAGTCTGATCCTGTTATGTTATTCGCGACTGCGCCGTCTGTACCGGGCTCTATAGCGGTCGGATTTTGAGTGTAGTTAAAGTCATTTTCGTTCACTCTACACCTTACTTCTGTTTGATATATTGTGTTCTCGCTCTTTATTCTTAATGTGTACGGCATACGAATATAAATATCAGGCTTCGCAACTCGCGCAGGCCAGGATGTCCCGGGTGAACTGCTGAGCTGCATTTACTGAGAATTGATAATAAAGTCCCTTCACCCCAAGACTCTCTGCTTCGAGTATCAAAGCGTTAACGTCTTTTACAGGTACAGAGGGGTGTATCATTAGATTTAAAGACTGTCCTTGATCTATGTATTTTTGTCGTTGACTGGCTTGAATTATTACCTCCCTCTGGGAAATCTCTGAAAAGGTTTTAAACACATTTTTTTCGTGTTCTGTTAAAAAATCTAAGTGTTGAACGCTTCCAGCCCTTTTGAGTATGCTATTCCAAGTTTCTTCTGTATTTTGACCTTTACTCTCCAATAGTTCTAATAGATACGGATTCTTAATAGTGAATTTTATCTTTGCAAGATCAGTTACGTAATAATTAGATTTTACTGGTTCGTTAGATTCTGACGCTTGACCCAATATGAAAGCTGAAGATTTTGTGGGAGCGTCTGCCAACAGCGTGGTGTTCCTTCTACCGTAACCCTTTAACAATTCAGGTTCGCCAAACATGTCTGCCAATTCTTTTGATGCTGCGTAAGCTTCCTCTTTCATGAATTTTGCTATCTTCACGTTTTCTATTTTGGCTTCCATGGATTCGAAAGGTATCATTTTACTTTGCAAATAACTGTGCCAACCGAGTCTACCAAGTCCGAGAGCTCGATGTCTCTCTGCGAATCTGGTTGCTCTATCCATGAACTTTATTTTTTTAGATTTCTCTATGAATTCTTCCATCACAGTATCCAAAAAATACACCATTAACTTTACTGCGTCTGTGTTGTACCACTCATCGAAGTATCTCAAGTTCATAGAACACAAGCAACAAACAAAAGACTCAAATTCGTCAGATGGTAGTTGAATTTCGTTACACAAATTTGAAGCCAATATTCTCATTGCCTTATCTTTGTATACGTCTACTGTATTCTCGTTAGCGTTGTCGATGAATTCTATATAAGGGTACCCAATTTCTGATCTTATTTGCAACACTTTGGCCCACACTTTTCTCTTTTCTTGATCTCCGTCTTTCATTTGTTGTAACCACTCTCGCGGTGCGCAAACTCCAAAAGATAAATCTTGAATGGGACTTCCTTCACTCCTTATAGTCAAAAACTCCATAATATCCTTATGGTTCAAATCTAAATAAGCAGCGAAGTTTCCTCTACGAGTTTTTCCTTGACTAACTACGTTTATCAAATTATTGAACATTTGCATTTGGTGTACCGCTCCTGAAGAGTAACCGTTGTTTTTTATTTCTGAACCGCGAGCTCTTAAATGACCAAAATATCCAGAAGTTCCGCCTCCCATCTTAGTCATCATACCGACCTCAGCTACGGATTCTAATATGCTCTCCATGCTGTCTCCCACGTAAGATCCAAAACAAGATATCGGAAGCCCTCTGTCTGTGCCGTAGTTTGTCCACACCGGAGTGGAAAAACTATACCATCCCTTTTGTACGTTCTCTTTAAACTTCTTTGCGAAACCTTCTATTCTAAGTCTCTTTTCAGCTGTTTCACAAATTATTGTAACTCTCTCATCTATAGTTTGATTTGGAAGTAAATAATCTCTTTCCAAAAAAGTCTTGCTTTGCTCTGTTAACCACCTATAGTTATTTTCCATAATTAAAATAGATCTGCTTCCGTTATTGATTTTGTTTTCTTTGAATATGTAACTGCTTTCTTGTTGAAAAAATCCGTGTTTACTTCAGCGTACACCTCTTCTTCGAACCACTTGAGTTGATTAACCAACTCTTGATCGATTTCAAATACGGCTTCTCCGCCTATCATTTTTACACTATCATTAAATCTACTTTTGATGTACTCTTTAAGCACGTCTTTTGGTAAAAAGTCTAATTCCCCTTGTTCGAATATCCAATCAATTATCTTGCTCTCAGCTTCATACGCTTTCTTACAAGCACGATATATTTTCGTATAAAACTCTTCGTTGAACCATTCTGGAAATTCTTCTTTAACTTTGTTGATAACATAAGATCCCAATAAAGCGTGTACTGTTTCTTCTTTTTGGGTAGCTTGCACAACGTTATCTATGTCTTTCAAAACATTTTTATGCTTATTGAACGCTTTTATTATGGCGAATTGACTAAACAAACTAACGTTTTCTATAAAAAGTGAAAA